ATAAAGATGGATGGCGTACGCCAGTGTAAATACCATCGAAAAAACTGGTCGTCGGTCATGCTTATAAAGCCGTCCGGCTGCTTGGAATTAACGTCATGGGCGGTGAATAATTGGAGCAAAGAGAAGCTTCATTCGATGGATTGGGCGGCTAATATTGGGGATTTGCCGTTGGAATGGAATTATCTGGCTGGATATAGCACTGAAGAAATCGACCCGAAGAATGTTCACTTCACGCGCGGGACGCCGGATATGCAGAAGGGCGGTCATGCGCCATCTACCAAGTGGGACGTAGAATGGTGGGGTCATTATAGATTAGCGGGGATATCTGGATGACGACGATTGCCACCAAAAAAGATTTCAAATTAACTGGCTTTCTGGAACAGGCCAAGGACAAGGGGTGGTGATGGATGAGGTTCCTGTCGCTCTTTGCTGGAATGAAGAAGGTATCGGTCTACGTCCCTGCCAAGGCAGTGAGGTGGCTTCAGGAGTGCGCCGCCAAGCTACGGAGAGAGAGCATTGAACAACGTGACTGAATTTCACCCACCAGACATTACCCGGCAACTGCCTCATGCGGTTAGTGCGGAGAAATCTTTACTGGGTTCTGTTCTCACGCTTGATTGTGTCGAGGCCATCTCTGAAGTTCTTGAGGGTAAGCGCTTGCTCTTGAGGAGCATGGTGCGTTGTTCGATAAAGCCGTAGCGAAAGCCAAGCGGCATAAGATAAGCCAGGCCGAAGAGTTGCGCCGGCTTATTGATAAGGGATTAGGTAAAGAGTCATTGAAAGATAACACATAAACATGATCGACCTAAGATTGTTTGTCCAAGAAAGCCTCAAGATTGAGGGCATTAATCGGACAGCGACACCAAAGGAAATCGAAGCGCATAAGGAATTTCTCGCGTTGGATGCAATCACCGTGGAGGCACTTGAGATATTCGTCGGGAAAATCCAGCCCTGCACCAAGTTAAGGTGCGAAGTCGGAATGGATGTTCGTGTTGGCGACCATATTCCACCAGCCGGCGGGAAGGCCGTTGTATTTGAGTTGCAGCTTCTTTTGGGCAGGATATCTGCGCCTAATTTAACTGCTTATGAGGCGCACATTCGCTATGAGCAGATTCACCCTTTCACAGACGGCAACGGACGTTCGGGCAGGGTCTTGTGGCTGTGGATGATGGGCGGCAAGGCCCCGCTGGGATTTCTTCACCACTGGTATTACGCGTCATTGTCGGCGGGCCGATAAGCTATCAAGTCCCATGAAGTAGAAAACAATGAATCAAACCCGTAAAATGTCATTCATTGAGGCGGTATCCAACGTTATCATAGGCTATGGAACAGCAATAGGAATCCAGCTACTCATCTTTCCATATTTTGACATCCGCGTAAGCATAGGTGCCAACCTCATTATCGGCGCTATCTTCACGGTCGTTTCAATAGCCAGGAGCTATGTAGTCAGGCGATGTTTTGAGAAGCTGCGGGTAAGTCGGTCTGCCGCAGAGTGTCTTTATCATGGCTCTTGTTTTACGTCCCTACAAGACGGTCCATTCAATTCTGGTCGGCCATGCAAATACAGCGATTGCGTTTGGCATAAATATTATCAGGGAGCCAGAGATTTGGATAATATGGTGCGGGGCTGATGGGAGAATATAGCTTAGAAATGTCAATTATCGGGCCACATGGCGAACGGCAGGCGGTGGCTGTGGAATTAAACGCGATAATGGCAGATGAATTTTACTGGTTGCCGCCGCCGACAGGTTTGACAAAAAAAGGGGCGGGGGAAAGCGCCCCCGCCCAAGGTGAGACCAAACTGTAAGGGTCTTTAAGCCGCGAGCCGCATCCAATCGTTCTCCTTTAGCTCAATGACCTTGCCGCCAAGGCGCTCCAATTCGGTGGCCCTGTCATAGCTGTCTGTCTCGTTGGCTGTCCGGGTGACGGCGTTGGCAAGCCCCCATTTGCTGTATTCGCCGTCGCGGATCAGGTTGTCCAAAACGCTCTTGCCCTCCGATTCCGTTAGGCTGAAATGCTTGGTCACGTTCTGGACGGTTTCTTGTATCGTCCCGTCTATTTTCTGGTCCGCCGCATCTTGCAGGGTCGCGGCGGCGCTTTGGAAAACATCCGGGTCGGCGGCGGCGCGAACGATGTCGGCAAGGCCCGCATAAAACGCCTCGTCTTGCAGCCGCAATGTTTCCTGGCTGGCGATGATGCGGAAGTTTTCGTCCGTCTTCATTGCCGCCCCAATGTGAACCCGGCGGGCCTTGAAGGCGCTGTCGGCCAAGATCATCCCGTTGAGGCAGCGGAGCCGGTAGATCAGCATCGAAACTTCCGTGCTGCCAAAGCCGACTTCGCTGTTGGAAATAACGACGCCGCTCTGGATGGCATCGTTTAATCCAATCTCCCGTTCCAGTTCGGGGAAGCGGGCCTTTAAATAAAACTTGGTTGGGGTGATTTCCGCGCTGACGATTTCCATGCTTTGCTGTTCGTGCAAAACGGGGAAGAGTTTCTCCATCACTTGGTCGTTGTCGATGATCTTGTATTTCTCCGAAAGGATTGCGCGGCAAGTCGGCGGGCTTCCGTCCGGGTTTCCAACTGTGCGGATTAAATGGTTGCTGCTGTCCCGCATCCAAGTGTTGACGTTTTCCGCCAGCAAGCCGGGGTGGTCGTTCCGCATCCTGTCGTAGTATGCCTTGGGGATTTCCAGGCGGCGGCTCAAGGCCCCGTGGGCGATGTCCGACAGACGGAAGCTATGGTTCGCGTCGTTCTGGCGAGGTTGAGCATCGTGGTTGAAGCTGGCGAGGGTTTCGCCATCGCTGGCAAGGTTGAGCATCGCGCCTGGGAAGATCAAATCATCCTTGAGCATTTGGGTGGTTTTGATTTCCGTGGCGATGGCTTGAAGGTTTCTTCCTGTCTTCATGGTCTGTCTCCGTTGTTTGTGGTTTAATGGTCCCCGGCGGGTCCAGCACGATAACCCTCCGATGTTATAAGGTATTGCATACTGCCAACATTAAGCTCAACTTTCGGCTCCGTGGCAGTAAAAAACCGGATGGCCTCACATATACCCATAATTGCTTCACCTTGGCACCAAACCGCGATGGGTGCTTTCCAGTCATTTTGGTCGTGAAGTTTGGAAAAAATTGCGTCCAATTCACTTTGGGAAAGCGTGGCAGTGCCTGTTTTCATTGGTCTGTCTCCGTTGGTTTTGGGATTGATGATAATAGAGCGTCTTGCCCACCGTGGCTAACCCCTTTTCCACGGCGGGCCTGAAATCCGGTTAAATGTGAATATCGACTCCTTTGACCGGCGTGTAAATTTCGTGGTTGGCGTTTCGGGGATCGGTCATGAGACCCCAACCGCCGCTGGGCATTTCTTCGTACCAGCGTTGGTTGTCAGCGAACTTGATTTTAAAGAGCTTGCCTGTGGGGTCTTCAACGACGGCGTGGATGAACTTCATTCCGTCCATCCAGCCATTATCGGCCAGATACGAACGGTGAATGGTAAGCTGGCTGGCTGCGGCAAAACCAGTGAGGTCGGTTTCGGCAACGGCTTCTTGCCAATTGATATAAGACTGCGGGACTGTCCATCCGCAATCCATATCGCGGTAATGCTTCATGTCTTTTTTGATGGCGGCGGGTGCGGCTTCGATTGAATAGCTCATTTGGTCTCTCCATTGGTTTTGTTCTGCATCATGTTTATTACCATAAACAAGCCAATCTGATAAGTCCAGCGTTTTTTTCACATCTTCGCACTTTTTTTTTGCTGCTGGATCGCGTATAACAAGGGGACAAAAGGGAAGGCGACATGGCGCAAGCGAAACTCAAGATTGAAAACCGTGCGGTGGACGAATTGACGCCGTATGCGCTCAATGCGCGGACCCATTCAGAAGAGCAAGTATCCCAAATCGCCGCTTCCATCGCGGCCTTCGGCTTTGTCAATCCCGTCTTGCTTGGCGAGGACAACGCGATAATTGCGGGCCACGGTCGCGTCCTGGCGGCGCGGGCGCTTGGCATGGAGAAAGTCCCGGCTATAGCCTTGCGGCATTTGTCGGAAGCCCAAGCCAACGCCCTGCGGCTGGCGGACAACCAGCTTGCCGTCAACGCCGGGTGGGACGAGGAATTGCTCAAGGCATCCCTGGAAAAAATCATCGACATGGACGGCGGCGATGACCTCGCGGCGCTGATAGGCTTTGACGAAGAAGACATGAAAAGCCTTTTGTCGCCATCAGGCGGGCCGGGGGAGTTTGATTACAGCGGGCCGCATACCCTATTGACCGACCGCTTTGGCATCGTCCCGTTTAGCGTCCTCAATGCCCGCGAGGGCTGGTGGCAAGACCGCAAGCGGGCATGGATGGCAATGGGCATCGTCAGCGAATTAGGCCGGGGCAACAATGCGCTCACTTTCAGCGGGCGGTGTCACAGATATCGAAACTGCCGCAAGACAGCGCGGCGGTTTGGCTACAACAAAAAGAAGAAGGGTCCAGAGAAGGGGACAAGCATATTCGACCCGGTGCTTTGTGAGCTTGCCTACAGGTGGTTTTCGCCGCCCGGCGGGCTGGTGCTGGACCCATTCGCCGGGGGCAGCGTCCGGGGCGTGGTCGCCGCCAAACTTGGCCGGGCATACCTTGGCTATGACCTCCGCAAGGAGCAAGTCGCGGCCAATAAAATCCAGGCCAAGGAAGTCTGCGGCGGGCCGGGGGCCGATTATTTCGGGCCAGCGGACGCCATGCCTAAGCTGACGCCAATCGAAAGCCACGGGGGCCACAAGGTCAAACGTGACGATAAATTCAGCATAGCGGGCGGGCGCGGTGGCAAGGTGCGGACATGTTGGGCGCTGGCGCAGGGTGCGTCGGGCCTCGTCACAGCGGGGAGCCGGGCAAGCCCGCAAGTGAATATCGTCGCGCAAATTGCCAAAAAGCTCGACATCCCATGCCGAGTCCACACCCCGGAAGGGGAATTAAGCCCTGAGGTTCAAGACGCCAAGGCGGCGGGCGCGAAGGTCATCCAGCACAAGGCCGGGCATAATACCGTCATCATCGCCAGGGCGCGGGATGATGCCAAGGCCCAAGGCTTCAAGGAAATCCCCTTCGGGATGGAATGCCAGGAAGCCGTCGAGCAAACCCGCAAGCAAGTCGCCAACATCCCAAAGGCGGTAAAGCGGGTGGTCATCCCCCTTGGGTCCGGTATGTCCCTGGCGGGCCTCTTGTGGGGCATAAAGGATTTCGAGCTCAAATGCTCCGTCCTGGCTATCCAAGTAGGGGCGGACCCGCTCAAGCGCCTCAATGAGTTTGCCCCGCCGGGCTGGCGCAAAATGGTCAAGGTGGTCAAAAGCAAAGTCGACTACCACGACCACGCCATCGACACCGACCTTGGCGGCTTGCCCCTGGACCCGATATATGAGGGCAAGTGCATCCCATTCCTCAAGCCGGGGGATTTGTTTTGGGTCGTTGGCATTCGCAAAACATCCGTCCCCATAGTCCGGTCCTTGCCGGTATGGCGCTGCGCGGACGCCCGCACGATCGACAAAGCATCGGCGGCGGCGGATTTTATATTCAGCTGCCCCCCATATGCCGACCTCGAGGTCTACAGCGACGATCCCAAAGACCTTTCCACACTGGAATACAGTGAATTCAAGGAAGCCTACCGGGACATTATTGCCAAAACGTGCGCCAAGCTCAAGCAAGACCGCTTCGCCTGTTTTGTCGTGGGCGAGGTTCGCGGCAAGGATGGAAACTATTATAGCTTCGTGGAGGATACCGTCCGCGCATTCACGGACGCCGGGATGGCCTTCTACAATGAAATGATCCTCGTCACAATGGTGGGGAGTTTATCAATCAGGGTAGGGCTGCAATTCGACGTAGGCCGCAAAATAGGCAAGACACATCAAAACGTCCTCGTCTTTCTAAAGGGGGACGCAAAGCGGGCGGTAAAGGCCATCGGGCCGGTCGAATTTGGGGAGATCACCCAAGAGGAAGACGATAGCGGCGAACAAGCGCCTTAATGCCGGTCGCAACCAAGGCTTCCGGGTCCTTTTTAATCTGACGGTAAAAGCCAGGGTTGCTATGCGCCGCCCACCCCAATTGGATGGCTTGCTTGGCATCCCCCAAGCGGGGCCAGGAAGCCGCAAGACGTAAAGCCTTGCCCCATTCGCCCGCATCCATGTATGCTCTCAGCTTGTCAATCTTCTTTTCCATGTCAGCACAATAGGCGCTTTGTTTATGGCTGGCAACAAATGAAATAAATAGGGCGCACCCGGTATTAGTCCGGGGGGAGTCGGGGAAGGCTCGTAACATCAGCACAGACGAACACCTATAGGGGGGTTGCAATGGCGAAAAAGACTTCATCAAAGAGGGCGGTCCTAAATGCGGGGCTGGTCGAGGAAATCCGCGAACAGTACGTCTATGGCATCGAGGTTGACGGCAAGCGGGCCTTCCAATCGGTTCCGGAACTATCCATTTCATTCAACGTCCAGGTCCGGTCTTTGCAGCAAAAGTGCATGGACGGCGGCTGGCGCGGCCAGCGCAAGGAATTTGAGGAACAGCTTCGCCGGGACATTGACGCAAAGAAGCGCAAGGAGCTTGTGGATCAGACCGTGGACTTTGATACGAATTGCTTGCGCTTGGCCCAAGCCATCCACGGCAACGTCCGCCGCATCATGCAAAATGCAGAGAAGCGTCGGGAAACAGCGGAATCGAATGGCGACCCGCTTTTCAATCCGCTGTCGCCAACATCCCTGGTAAATCTTTCAAGCTCTCTGACCATGTGTCAGAAAGTCGGGCGGCTTGCCTTGGGGACGTACACGGATTCAATGAATGTGACTAGCGATGATGAAAGAGCAGAGGCCGAAGCCGCTCTCGAGAGCGCAATTGAGAAAATGTTCGACAGCAAGCCTATGGGCGAAGGCAAACCACACTAATTGGAAAGCTGACGCAAGACAGAAGCAAATAACCCCCGAAGGCGATTGGTGGGAAACTTGGCTTATTCTTGCGGGGCGCGGGTGGGGCAAGACCCGGACAGGGGCGCAAGATATTCTCGCATATGCGCTGGCCCATGAAAATGTCCGTTGCGCCGTAGTGGCCCCGACAGCGGCGGACATTCGCAAAGTTTGCTTCGATGGCGAGAGTGGTATCAACTCAATAGTCCCGGATGGTTGTCTCTGGAAAGGCGAGGGAAAAGCCTATAACAAAGGAACTGCCGAGCTTCGTCTTTATAATGGTTCCATGATACAAGGGTTCGCGGCAATCGAGCCGAATCGTCTCCGGGGGCCACAATTCCACAGGGCATGGGCGGACGAGCTTGCCGCTTGGCGGTATGCGGAGGCCTGGGACCAATTGATGTTCGGTTTGCGGCTTGGCGACAATCCGCAAGCGGTTGTTACGACGACCCCGCGCCCAACGCCGATCATCAGGCAACTGGCAAAGGACAAGGGGACATATCTCACAACTGGCCATACTTTTGAGAACGAAGTGAATCTTGCGCCGAAAGCTTTGGCCAAGCTAAAAGAGAAATACGAGGGGACACGGCTTGGTCGGCAAGAGCTTTCAGCAGAGATATTGGCCGACGTAGATGGCGCGCTGTGGAAGCGAGCATGGCTTGATGAAACGCGAGTGGCCGATTGTCCTGAAATGCGGCGTATCGTTGTTGCTGTTGATCCGGCAACCACTAAATCCGAAACCGCCGATGAAGTCGGGATTATCATTGCCGGTCTAGGTGTTAACGGCCACGGATATATTTTCGAGGATTTATCAGGTGGCATGACGCCACATGAAACTTGTGTGGCGGCGATAAATGCATTCACCCTTTGGGGTGCGGATCGTATCGTTGCTGAGGCGAACAACGGAGGGGACTGGATAGAATTAGCTTTGCGCCAGGTCAAACAGAATATCTCATACAAGAAACTCCATGCCAGCCGAGGCAAGCAAGCACGGGCGGAACCAGTGGCGGCTCTGTACGAGCAAAAGCGCATTCATCATGTCGGTGTTCTCCCACAAGCAGAGGATGAACTTTGCACATGGGAGCCGAATACGGGTATGCCTTCCCCAAACCGCCTGGATGCTATAGTATGGGCAGTGACCGAGCTTATGCTCCGGGACGTGGGGATGGAGATGTTACACGTAAAGGCGTAGCCCATGCCCGTCGACTCAACTCATGCCGAATACGATTGCTTCTCGCCCAAATGGGTCCGGATACGCGATGTCTGCGCTGGCTCCGATGAGGTTAAGGCCAGGCGGACTCAGTATTTGCCGCAGCCATCCGGCCTCGATGACGCTGATTATCTGGATTATATAACGAGAGCGGAGTTCTTCCCGGCAGCCACCAGGACGGTTGATGGGCTGCTCGGGGCGATATTCAGAAAAGATCCGTTTGTTGAAGTGCCGGCTGGTCAAGATGATTTGCTGGATCACTTAACAATCCAGGGCTCAGATTTTACCACATTCTCAAAATCCGTGGGCCAGGAGGTTTTAACCCTTGGCCGATATGGTGTTCTTGTCGATGTGATTGATGACGATAACCTTCCCTTCGCGGCGGGCTACACGGCGGAGAATATCATCAATTGGCAGATCGCCCATATCGAACGTGAGCCAGTATTAACGATGGTTGTCTTGCGCGAGTTCCGTCAAGCTCCAAAGGCCGACGATCCGTTTGTGATAGAAACGAGAAGGCGCTGGCGGGTTTTACAATTGGGGATTCTTGATGACCAGTCACCCGACATAACCCCGGTCTATATTCAAACGCTTTTCGAGGAAGTCAAAAACGAGAAAGGCGGAGATCAGATTGTTCAAATAGGACAAGTTGTCCCACTTCGCCGTGGGGAGCCGCTTAATAAAATCCCGTTCATATTCTTTGGCCCGACAAATCTAACGCCAGATATCGAGAAGCCGCCGATATTGGACTTGGTTGACACTAATCTATCCCATTATCGCACATCGGCGGAGCTTGAAGAGGGCGCGTTCTTCACTGGTCAACCGATGTATGTAATCAGTGGGCGTGGTATCGGCGAGGAAACGCCGGGAGTATTTAAGGTCGGATCACGGAGCGCTCTTCGATTGGATGAGGGCGGGTCTGCTAAAGTTTTGACGGTAAGCGGCGAAGGCATGGGGATTCTCATTAAGCTCATGGAATCCAAAGAGCAACACATGGCAATCCTCGGCGCACGGATACTGGAAGACCAGAAAGCGGGTGTCGAGGCGGCAGCAACAATGGCGATGCGGCATCGTGGAGAAAACAGCTTACTCGGGTGCCTCGCTGATACCATCGGGCGTGGGATGAGCCGCGTCCTTGAGATCATGATATGGTGGAATGGCGTAGACGATCCAGATGTTACGTCGGAATTCAACAAGGACTTCACCAGCCTGAAATTGACCGGCGCGGAGATTGTTCAGCTTGTCTCTGCTTTCCAGAGTGGCGCGGTCGGGCCGGAAGTTTTCTTCAAGGCACTGAAAGATGGTGAACGCATCCCAGACGGATGGACGATGGATGACTGGCTTGCAGATATCGAAAAAGGCGCGGATACATTCACCAGAGGTTTGACGAACGAAGACATCGACGAAGAAGACGAAGAGGACTCCGACGATGGCTAGGTATGATGACGATGCGGAAAAAATGTCTAGGGACAGACCTTTACCAAGCACAACCTGTAGCGACCTGTAGCAACCTGTAACGAAAAATGCCCCAGGCAAATGATGAACTGTTTGATGCTGGAAACCGCCACCAAACATTTCTCATAAGGTTCGGCGGGTCGTCTGCTCGTGAAGCCATCAAGCTATTAAATGAAGCTGAGAAGGATTTAATTAATCGGATTGCTCAACGGGTTGTCCGGCTTGGTCCCGCTGCCACTGCCACCCGTGGATCGAAACGTCTCACCGCCATCCTGGGGGCCATCCGCCAGCAAAACCGCGATCTCGTCAACGCCCTGCATAAAACCACGGCCAAGGAATTAAAGGCCCTGGCGAAGCAAGAGATCGGCCTTGCATCGAAGCGATTGAATGAGGCGGTCGGCGTTGACCTCGAAAACTTCCGTCCGTCGCCCGAAGTCCTCAGAACTCTCGTCCAGAAGCGTGGTGTAGGCGGCATATCGCTCCGTAGGTGGTTCACAAGGCTTGGCCGGGACCGTTTGGGGCGGTTGGAAAGTGCCGTCAATCTGGGGGTCGTTGAGGGCGACGGCATTCCAGAAATGGTCCGGCGCTTCCGGCAAGCCGAAGACGTATCGAGACGGTCGGCGGAGACCTTGGTCCGGACCCATGTCAACCACGTTGCCAACCAATCGCGGCAAGCCCTCTACTCTGCCAACTCTGACATCGTGGACAAGCTCCGGTGGACGGCGACCCTCGACGGGCGCACGTCGGCCATTTGCCAAGCGAGAGATGGGCGGACATTCCCCTTGGACAGTGGCCCGCGCCCACCGGCCCATCCGAATTGCCGGTCGATCATGACGCCGGTCATGAAGTCATGGGATGAACTGGCAAGGCCGGGAGCCTTGAAGCAAGGCCGAGGCGCGGCTGATATTGACCGGCTATTCCAGAAGAATTTAAGAAAGCAAGGCTTCACCAAGGCCGAGGCCGCAACGATCAAGCGCAATACCCGTGCTTCAATGAACGGGCAAGTTCCCAAGACCAAGACATATCAGCAATGGTTATCTGACCAGAAGGCCGAGTTTCAAGATGATGTGCTTGGGCCGACCCGGGGGAAGCTATTTCGGCAAGGCGGGGTAAAGCTGGATAGGTTTGTCGAAGAGCCAACCGGGCGGGCATTCAACCTTGATGCCTTGCGCCGGAAGAATGCAGAAGCATTTATGACAATTGATGGGCCGGGCCAGATTAAGGACTTGGAGGTTGTGCGGGGGACGGCAACGGCTGGATTTGAAAGAGCAATGAAGGGCGTATTGAATGCGTCTTTTGCCCCGGCGGTCAGACAGCTTCTTGCCAGTAAGGGTGTCAGGGTCCGGCTTGGAGAAAATATGACAGATGTCAATCCTAGCTTGAAAGGCATAACCCCAAGGGGGTGGCCCGAGGGGACGACTTGGGAAAATGCAGAGGGCGGATTTGATCGTCAATCCAAAGTTGTCATCGTTGGCAGGACAAGGCTACACACAAGCGGGAGTGGTCAGGTTGTGGTTTCGAACAGGACGCCAGGGGTGATGCGTCATGAGGTCGGCCATGCCTTGAATAATGCCTTGGATAATATAGTGGATGGAAGCCTGTTTAGAGCGGCCTATGAAAAGGACTTTGAAGCCATCCAGCGTCTATCCGACAACAGCAAAAAACTAGTAAAGAAGCAGTATTCATACCGGCTTCCAGAAACAAATCCGGGTGGCTATCGGTCAGAGACTTTTGCAGAATTGGTGGCGGAGCTTTCCGGCGGCGGGGTCTCTGCCTTCAATACCGCCAAGCGGTTTCCAGAGTCGGCAAAAGTGGTGCGGAAAATACTGGATGATATTAAGTGATGATGCCGTTGCCGTGTTTGAGAAGATCGTCGTAAGTGAAGCTGCCAAATTTCTCGCCGGGCTTTACTTCTTCCTCAAACAAGTCAACGGAGACATCCGGATCTTCCCCCACGGGCTGGACGAAAACCTTGCCTTCAATGATGCTGACTAATAGGGGCATATCCATGATCCTTCTATGGGCCACGCCATCTTATCAGAACTTGGTGACATCTACAGGCTCTTTTTCCGCCTTCCGGGCCAGAGCAACCATGATGCTTTTCGGTGAAGTTGGCATAGGTGGACCCATATTTTGCCTCCGAGATTAGTTTAATCTAAAACAGCCGGTGGTTCAACTTTTACCTCGACTGAAAAGGCGTTTATGTCAGCGAAGATAGAGCCGGCGGATTAGTCGCTATCATTAAGTAGCAAAAACAGCATGGGCCAATGGGATAAACCAGCAAAGGCCATAGAAATATGCGGCTACGAGAATACACTCGAAAATAAATCTGATGGGGGTCATTGGTCTCTCCGTTAATCCATATATCCATTGGGATAATTCGTGGCGGGATGGTCCCGGCAAGAAATGCAAGGTTCAATATGGATATAGCTTCCGCCGGCAACTTTCCAGCCGCCAACTCGTGAAACTTTATCTGAGAAGTTATCGCCGCCGAGCCATTCGCAGAAGAAAATAAATTTCTCAGTGCGCTTTACAAACTTACCAAGGGTAAGGCACGGTCCGGCAGGTGAAAATTCGCGGACTAGGGTGGTGGTCATTTCATCTCTCCAATGATTAAAGTGAGGTGATGCCCCAGGCGATAAGCTTTCCGTTAATAAACGACGGGACAAGCGACTGTGCCTTATTGGCGGCAGCCCTGGCATCTCCTATGGATGAAAAATACATCGCCACATAAATCTTGCTGGAGCAAACAGTGCCCCATTTTCTATCCCAACCACAAAGATAATCCTTGTCGCCGTGGGAATTTAGGATTCTGTGTACGATAAACATGTGGTCCCTCCGTTGGTTGTGGTCCGCTTCGGAAAGCCCCGTTGCCGGGGCAGGTTGAAAGAGAGGCTAGGCCTCGATTTTGGCTAACCAGCGGAGCATTGCGGAATAGCCTATATTTAACGCGCGTGTATATGAGCGGCGGTAATCAGGGTGGACATCAAGATATTGATCAGCGGGGGGCAGTCCGTAATGCCAGGCGATCCCGTCACGGCAATTTTTCTCAATCATATATCTGGTGATCTCGGCTAATTTGTGGATTGTCATGGCTTCATTCTCCTTCAGGTTGGCCTAAACGATAGAGGTATATCCATAACCCTGGGCTGTTCGCGTAAAAATCACGCAGCGGATACAAGCGCGATACCCATTACCTCTTTTTTTTGCTTCTGTCTCCGCTGCATAAGCGGAGGTGAACTGATTAACATTACCGTTTTCGCCGGTGAGATATTTTCCTTGCGGATCCCGGACGACGTGCGACATTCCGAGGCTGGTGCTTGAGATGTTATTGTTGGTCATGGTCTTTCTCCGTTCTACGTTGCTCAATTGATGTTTACGACAATAAACAAGGGTTGCGGCAATACCAGGGACGCCTCTCTCCGTCAACGTGGTCGCGGGAATAAACCCAAGCGACCATATGTTGTGGAGTGGCCTTACCAAAATTTACATTGTGCCGGACAGCCAGGGCGATGATGTCGGCTTGCGTTGCGCTTCTACTCTTGCCTTTGGCTTTCATGTTAAAGGCGGCGGCGGTCAATTCTTTGCGGGTCATTTGGTCTCTCCGTGTTTGGTTGCTCAATTGATGTTTACGACCATAAACAAGGATGGCATGAATGTCCAACTTTTTTTTAACGCCACACACACAAACCTTGACGTAGTAACCAAAATGTTACACAAGACGTTCCAGGGATGGTACAAGCAATCAAATTCGAGAGGCCGAAGGACGCGCAATCGTTGTTGCCGTTCATCAAGTATGCGGCATCCCTAAATCTAACCCACGTAGAAAAAAACCGCCACGCTGGCGAGAAATGCATCATTTGTTCCACCGGTCCCACTATCCGCAATAAAACGATCTTTCGGCAGGTTAAACATCTTGCCAAAACCCACACGGTCATTGCGCTGAAGGAATCCATTCCTTATCTTAAGTCCAAGGGAATCAAGGTGACTTATGCCGTGTCGATGGATCCCGGCGGTGTTCGGCAAATTGCCAGGACGCCCGCCGATCCCGATGTTATCTATTGCGTCGCCAGTTCCTGCAATCCTGATTTCTTCGATTATTTGATTGAGGCGGGATGTGAGGTCCACGTTTTCCATTCAGCTTGTGGCCAGGGTGAGCCGGATTATGAAAAAGGTATGTTGCATCAATGTGGTAACAATGAATTCTCAATGGTCGAGGGCGAATATATCATCACAACGATGGACGATGGATATGAATTCTGTCCTGTCATCGGCATGGTCAAGCAAGAAATTGAAATATATGGAGAGAATTTCGATGGCTATGCGGATGTAATGTGTGGCGGGTTTACAGTAACGAACCGCGCATTAGCTCTGGCGAAATATATGGGGTTCGACAAGCCAATCATGGCGGGGACGGACTTCGGCTGGCGCAAAGAGGGCGACTCACATTACTGTGACCTCGTAAAAGTGGATGCAAACGATAGCCAATACATGACTGATCAAGGCCAGGTCGATGGGACGCCATGGTTTACAAAGCCCGATCAATTGGCAAGTGCTGCCGATGTAGCGAAAAAAATCAAAGCCGATGAGGTTGAGGTCTTGGGCGATAGTCTCGCCGTTGCCTTATCAAAAAGGGACGATAAATTTCTAAATGAAATCGTCAGAATTAAATAGTCAAAAAGGGAGTGTCCTATGGCTTTAAAGATGAGAATCGATTCATTGGATGATGTCCATGAAGATATCCGAAGTGCCTATGTGAAGGCGCGGGATGGCAATGGATTTGAGTTGGATTTCGCTGCAATTAAAGAGCATCCAGGCGTAGCCAAGGTCCGCCAAACCGCAAATGAGGTCGATAAAAAGCGAACCGATGCCGAAAAGGCGCTCGCGGCTCTGCAAGATAAATATGGCGATCTTGATCCCGATGAAGCGAAAGCAGCAATGGCGGCGGCGGAAGAGCTAAAGGATAAGAAGATGATCGATGCCGGTAAGATCGATGAGCTTGTCGCCAACAAAGTCGAACAGATGAAAAAGAATTTCGACACACAAATGGCAGCCAAGGCCAAGGCTCTCGAAGATTTGACAGGCGGCAATACATCATTAACCGCAGAGTTGGCTGACATCAAGATTTTCGACGCCATCAAGGATGCTGCACTTGGCAGGGGCGCACGCAAAGAAGCCTTGGTTGATATCAAGGGGCGGGCGATGGGTGTATGGTCATTGAAGGATGGCAAACCGGTCGCGATGAATGGTGAAGATGCGATTTTTGGCAAGTCATCCGAGCCTTTGACGATTGCCGAATGGGTCGATACTTTGGCGTCGGAATCTCCGCATCTCTTCGAGTCGAATAAAGGGGGCGGCGCACCTGGCAGCAATTCTTCGTCGTTTATTGGTGCCAAATCTGTTTCACCCGATCATGCTGGCGATAATATTGCCGCAATTGCTTCTGGTGAGATGACTATTGACCATTAGGTATATTTTCGCATAGACTGTACGTTGGAACGATCAGTGGTCTTCCGTGAGAAAGGGTCAGTGGCCCGATTAGGTCAAACTCTTTTAGCGGGAGGCCACCCCAATGGCGAATACACTCACAACTATCCTCGATAAGATTCTGGCTCAGGGCCTTATGGCTTTGCGCGAAGCTGCTGTTATGCCTCGCTTGGTCAGTACTGATTTTTCAGCGACTGGCGCGATACAAGGCACCACTGTTGACATTCCTATTCCCAAGACACAGGCCGTGTCTACGGTTGCCGTAAGCAACGTCCTGAAGGCACCGGCCAATAAGGCCCCGGCCTTAGTTCAGATTTCGTTGAATCAATGGAAGATGACGGATTTCCATTTGACGGATAAAGAGCTTGCGGAGATTGATCGCAACCGTCACTTCATTCCCATGCAGACTTCCGAGGCTGCGCGGGCGCTTGCCAACAACCTCGATGTTGCAATCCATGGCAATTATACGGGCATTTACGGTTATGTCGGCACTGCTGCGACCACACCGTTTTCGACCGTTGCCACGGCGACGAACGCCAGGAAGGTCTTGAACGAGCAGCTTGCCCCGATGAACGATAGGCGTGTTGTCCTCGATCCTTCGGCGGAAGCTCAGGCCTTGGTTCTTGCCGCTTATTCGGATGTCGAGAAAACCGAAGATCGCCCGGTGAAAATCGAAGGCGAGATTGGTCGGAAGTTCGGCATGGATCACTTCATGTCGCAGAACGTTGTTACTCATACCGGCGGCACCGCATCGGCTTCGATCACGGTTGGTTCGACCACGGCTATTGGCGTTTCGACGTTGATGTTCAAGTCTGGCGTTGGTTCAAAGACTGTTGTCCTGGGCGATGTCTTTACAATTGCTGGTGACAGCCAAACTTACGTCGCCACGTCGGCTGATACGATTACTTCGACTGGCGTCAATCTCACAATCGCCCCGGCCTTGAAAGTGATTGCTTCCGCAACTTCTGCAATCACCATGAAAGCAACCCACGTTGTCAACTTGGCATTCCAGCGCAACGCTTTCGTTTATGTGACGCGTCCCTTGCAGGATGCCGTGGGAGCTTTGACTGGCGGTAATCCGCAATCGGTCCTTGTGGACAACACGACCGGCCTTACGATGAGGCTAGAGGTGGTTCGCCAGCATAAGCAAAACGCCTTCCAGTTTGATATCCTTTACGGCACCAAACTGGTTCGCCCCGAATTTGGTTGTCGGATTGCTGGATAATTGGCTTGTCAGGCTGCGGGGGCGAACGATTGGCCCGGAATGGTGTAATGCTGTTCCGGGCCTTTTCGTAAAAGGGAAGTATGGCAAAATTACCAACAATTAAGCTTCGCAACCGTCACACTGGGCGGAAGGTCAAGATCAACCAAACCGACTATGCGAGAGATATTGCAAAGTGGGATGGCTGGACAGTTTTAACTGTCCGACGTGGCGATGCCAGTGATGAGGAAGTGGAGTTTTCGGCGGCTCAATCTGATATAGAGAAATTCCGCCGTGATGATCCTGCTCGTCAAGCATGGTCACGAGATGACGAAAGAGCTTATAATGAGCGCAAAATTGCGGTGGGAGGGCCGGCGGTTATGCCTGCTCTAATTACGCCGCAAGGAAAACCTCTAGCGTGATACGTGGTATCGCCTAGAGATACCTCATTGGCCGGTCGCCTTCCCTGTCCCGTCCCAATGAGGGAGTGAATGGCCCTGGGTGGTGAAACATCCGGGCCTTTACTTTTTGTAACATTTGACATAGGTTTAGTGAAACGGGAGAAGGCAAGTGGGAAGAATTCCAACAATTGAATTGAAAAATAAGCGGTCCGGCAAAATCCGTATATGGAATAAGTCTGACTTCGACCCTGATCGAGACACCGATTGGGTTGTGGTCGAAGAACGCTCCGCCATGGAAATGGCTGAATCTGATTCTGATAGGGGCGACGCGCCGCCTGGCCCAAAAGCCGACAAGGTAGAAGTTAAACAGGATTGGCGTGACATGAAATGGTTCGCCGCGAGAGCAAAGGTCAAAGAGATGACTGGTGTGTGTCCAAAGTCACGGGAGCACGCGGAGGAATTGGTGGCGGAGTTATAGCGTTTCGGCGGGCGGGTGGGATTTCCGAGGGTCTTACAGGGGTCTCCATACCTCTGCACCCGTCCGCCGGATTCAAAAGGACAGGGAAAATTGTATAACGGATAACATTTCAAGGCGGGGCTTCTTCCGTAAGGTCTGCGCGTTATTCATGTGGAATTCGGAAACATAAGCTGTTGGGCAAAACATGTTGTGCATTTATCGATAAAAATGGGGCGCTTATTTGTAGGCTCTGCATGATTGCGGTCTATCCAGGGCAGAAGGTGCCAATTTGTGATGTCACTGGTAAGAAAATCAAAACACAGGAAGGTGTATTATAGGTTACGGCGACGATTTAATGGGGACGGGCTTGGCCCGTGCTATCCGGGACAGATATCCTGATGCCAAGATAGTCTTTGGGAATCCCAAGACCTATCATGATCCCAAGAACAACAAGATTTCTGTCCATTGGTCGGATGTCTTTTTCAACAATCCAATCATTGTCCAGCCTGATGAGCCGGTTAAGGATATGGTTTGTGTCCCAGATTATCCCGGATGCAGAATCTACATCGACTATGAAAAGACCGAAAAAGAGGCGGATGGCAAGGAATTAAAATATACCAAATTCGCATGGCAGCCAGACTATCAGGCCGTCCGTGGCGAGCTTTATTTTGACAGCAACGAGAAATCCGCAGCCAGTGAAATCGCGCTTCGTCTCCCTAATCCGTTCTTTATCATCGAGCCACATATTGCCAACAAGCCTTGGAAGAATAAAAAAGGATGGCCTTTTGAACGATGGCAGGCCGTGGTCGACGCTCTTCCTGAAGTCGGTTTTGTGCAAATGTCAGACGGTAATGTTCTGGACCGCGTTCACCATGTCTTGACCCCGACATTTAGGCAGGCATGTGGCATCGTTGCTTGCGCAGGAGCGGTCATTGCGTCTGAAGGTGGTCTTCACCATGCGGCGGCGGCTCTTGACATTCCAGCGGTCGTTTTATGGGGCCACTATACCTCGCCTGATATTTTAGGCTATGATGACCATGAAAACATCCGCCACGCGGAAGGTCTTGGCTGCGGCTACACTTGGAAAGATTGCCCCGATTGCCAGGAGTCAATGCATGATATCAAAGTGGATGAAGTTATCGAAGCTATCAGAAAGGTTATTAGAGATGGACGCTATATCCATAGCCGCGAAGCGCGAGACCGATCAATCTTCAGGATGGTGGGCTCGACTGCCGAAGGACAAGAAAAATGAATACCGCCGACTTGCCGAAGAGGCCAAGCATAAACGTATTCATCCCGGAAGGGCCAGCCGATCACGTAAAGCATCTGAACGCGATGGCGAAAGGGATGCCAGGGGCGAGGATACTACCTCTTAAAAACGGTTATTCGCCATGCGATGTTGCTGTCATCTTTGGCGTTGGCAAGCGTCAAGTCCCGGCGTCTTATGACCGGGGTGCCATCGTCTATGAGCATCGTTTCCGTGAGCGCAAGCCCATTATCATCATTGAGCGTGGCTTCATCCGGCGGGATAGGTATTATGGGGCAGCGCTTGACGGTCTGAACGGCTTGGGGAATTTCTGCAATGCTAATTCCCCGCCGGATCGTTGGAAAAAACTCAAGACAAAAATCAAGCCTTGGCGCACCGGAGATTATTTCCTCGTCTGCGGTCAAGTGCCGTGGGATGCTTCGGTCCAGCATACCAATCACACCAAATGGGTCCAAGACACCATCAAGCTGGTCGAGGGCTTGACCGACGTGCCGGTACTTTTCAGACCTCACCCGGACGTGAAAGGGAAGGTTGATTATGGCGTCCCGGAACGAGACACCACTTGGAAGCAAGACTTGGACGGGGCGAAGGCGGTCATCACATTCAACTCAACATCGTCAGCAATGGCGGTCCTTGAAGGTATCCCGATATTCGCAACGGACCCCGGCTGCATAGCTTGGGACATTGCCACCCATGAAATCACCGAAGAGACACTTGCCAAGCCACCCATGCTCGACCGTGAGCAATGGGCTTACAATCTGGCGTATTCCCAATGGACGGCGGAGGAAATGGAAACTGGCCAGCCGTGGCGGCAATTGGCTGGCCAGTAGCTTAAAAGTTACCTTGTGACCATGAACCCGTGATGAGCATATATAATAAGGTCAGGCGACCTGGAAAGAACGATGGGAGAAAAGCGAGAGCCGTTGGCGGCAATGATGTAGCGATCACCGGGGAACAAGATTTTTTCGATGGCTTTTGCAGCGGCGGCCTGGGTTTTATAGGACTTGGAATATTTGGCTGAAGGTTCGATGCGGGTCATTTGGTCTCTCCGTGCTTGGTTGCTCAATTGATGTTTACGACCATAAACAAAGTTGATGGATGTGTCCAGCGCTTATTCAAAAAAAGTTTGCACCGTCTGCAAGGCTCCGCGAGGGTGCGTATGGGGTATCGTTTGCAGAATATTCCAGCGATGCATTGAGCTAGAGGCATTCTAAATGGACCGCTTCCGCATATTCCAGGTGATCGGCGACGGCGGTTGGCAAGTGTTTGAGATTGACCATATCACCAGAACGAAAATAGCCATCATGTCAAGCGGTGCCGTGGCAATGGTTGAAGAGCAAGCATTTTATAGAAAATATCCGCCCCTAAAGGATGTTATCTTCAGTTATCAAAAATCCGCACAAGCCAAGGCCGATGAATTAAATAAGTGCAGGCCATGACTGAAACTGAAGACAATATCCATAAATTCACGGGCCTCCGCCGCGTGCCAATATGTGAAGATTATGCAGAAGTCGGCAAATTCTTGGATGATTTAAAGGAGCTTTGGGAGAACGGTGAAATAGGATCGATGGCGGTCATTTATAATGACAAAAAAAATACATTGGTCACATCAGACTGGATATTTTTCCCCGGCATATCCTTGATTGAAGGCATTGGATGGGCTCATTGCCTGATAAATGATTTGATTAAGGCAACTAAAAAGTGAGCATTTACAGCCTTCAGAAAAAGATCGCCTTCATCCATATCCCCAAGAATGCCGGGACCAGCATCCGCGCCAATCTCAAAAAGGCGGTGCCGGACTTCCGCGATTTCGATGCCATTGACGAAGCTCACCGCAAGGTTCGCAGCCAAGCCTTCGCCAACCATTTTCCATACTGGAAAATCCAAGAGCTTTTGCGCGACACCAAATCCGACATTCCTTTCGAGGATATGAAAGTTTTTATGGTGGTCCGCAATCCGTGGGAGCGGATGTTGTCACTTTATCGCCACCGGCTTCGCAAGTTGGATTGGCACTACCAAGGAAAGGACAGGAACACGGAGCTTGACAAGAAAGTTTGCCGGGCGGGCTTCGTGCCGTGGCTTCTCCAAACCCCGCATGAGGGCGACAGCGTTTTGACCAGGACGGCTCAAATAACGTGGGGGATGAATCTCGACGGCGGCATGGGTGTAGATAAAATCCTGGTAATGGAAAAGCTATTCAAGCTCTATGCCGACACGCTTGGCCCTTGGGGTATTGGTCTTCCGGAGTTGGGACATTCAAACGTGGGTGATGGCGTTTCCAAGGACTACCGGCAGCACTACACCAAAGAAGCGCGAGACCATATTGAGGAATACTTCGCGCCGGACATCGAAGGATTTGGTTATGAATTTTGATTTTCCAGACGTTGCCGACTTCCCCGAAAATATGGCGCAGAAATTCCCTGAACATATCAAGATGGATCACTTGTTTATCGATCAATATCAGTTCAAAAGCGACACAAGGGAACTTGCCACGATAATAACGAAGACAATGGGACTTAACGAAGATCATCAAAGAATCTTACGCAAGCAAATCAATCGGATTGTAGGCGCGGCTCGGTCATATTACGGGTACAAGGCAGCCAAAAGACGGGATGATTTGCGGGGTGGCATAGCTTATGAAAAGCTCATGGAATACGGAGTTCACGCTGTCAAGATCGATACGTCAGAACTGGTCGGCATGTTTGAAAAGCGAGCGCGTGATTTGGAGAAACGCAAGCGGGCTGTCGGCCTGACCGATTATGACCGCGCTCAAATTGACAATTCACCAGCCACGTTGAAAGCGATTCACAGGCTGCTCGACTCGCATGGTCTGCTTGAAGCGGGGACCAGATACCGAGGCGGCAACGATCTTTCCGTCAGATCCGCGACCCTCCATGTCGCCAAGCCAGGGGACCGCCATCATTACCAGCAATTCCGCGATTGTGAAGCATCTACTAAACTGCTCAACTTGCATTTCGATCCCAAGCCTGGGATTATGAAGGCCATCATTTATCTTGGTGAGGTCAAGGCCAACGATGGGCCGTTTTGCTTTATCAAGGGGTCGCATATGTGGCAGTATGGTGAGATGGAAAGGATTTTCGCTTGGGGGAATAGCGTAGGTAATTATTGCCATACACCGGACCATCGGATTGTTGCCAATGCCTTTCCAAAACGGCTGCGTGGCAATGCCATCGTAGGGAGGTTAATCCAGGATGACACAAGGTTGAGCAAACAATTGCGCAGGATGCTGCATCCGTATTTATCGGCGGAAGCCAACGTTATGATGTTCGACCCGACATTCGGGCTTCACCAGGGCGGCAATCCGACAAGCGGGATGAGGGTGAATTTACAGGTGGTGATGAAATGAGTGAGGAAGTTTTGCAAGTTCTCAAGGCGGTCGGCATCCTATTTTTCGGAGTTGCTGGTTTTGTATTGCTAAACGTAGCGTTTGATGCGGTGATTGTAAGATTGCGAAAACGAGGCAACAAAGACTAAATAATGGGCCGGCTTCGGAAAATACAATTCCCCGTTTGATGGATGATTCCCAACCGCAAGGCGGAATAGTCCGAAGCCGTCCCACCAGATAAACAAACGAAGGCAATCTACATGGACCTTTCCCCAGAAGTTATCCGTCGGCGGGTATTCAACCAGGCCGTAAATGACGCGCTACAGGCTAAGACAATCATGGGCGTCTTGGAGCCTTATATCGACAAGAACCTTCTTGCCGTGGATGTAGGGGCCGCCACTGGCCACTTTACGCACTACTTCGCGCCACGTTCCAGGCATGTCCACGCTTTTGAGGCTGTCTATGAAGTTTGGCTGCAACTGAAAAAGAAGGAAGAAGAATTTGCAAATGTAACGGCTCACAGCGAGGCGGTAGGAAGCTTTGTTGGCAATGCGCCCTTTTTCGTCGACGATAAGCGGCTTTCAAATTCCGGTTTCCAAGACCTCGTGGGCGGGCCGCCTTTCATGGCAGAAACCACCACGCTTGATAGTTTTTTAATAGACAAGGGGAAAATAGGTTTCATCAAGATTGACGTTGAGGGAAATGAAATCGATGTCTTACACGGGGCAAAGAAGATTATTCAACGTGATCGACCGAATATGCTTGTCGAGATTTACTCGCCTTATTGCGTTTGTCCTGCTGGTGATGTCTTTGCGTGGCTCTTTGCGGAAGACTACCAATGCTATTATTATGACCGCCCGAATTTAGTGAGGGTATGGTCTGTAGGCAGCGGGGTTGATGCTGTTTTTCAAAAACACAAGGTCCATGATGGCGACTTTCTTTTTATAGCGGGAGATAGTGATAATGCCGGTTAAGACAATCAAACGGGCTGGCAAATTCCGGGTTGTCGAGACGAACACCGGAAAGATTGCTAAAAAAGGAAGGACGCCAGTAGACGGCGGCGGCCATTCCACGAAAGCCAAGGCGCAATCCCAGGTGCGAGCGATTAACAGGAGGAATAATGGCTAGCACAACAGGGGAGCGCCAAATCGGCCATAAGCAAGACGATATTGCCATCAACCATCGTGCCAGATACGAATGGGCGGCAAAGCTTTTGCGAAAGAATATCCCAAAGTTCAGCCATGTTCTCGATGCCGCCTGTGGATGTGGCTACGGGGCAAAGATATTGGCGCAACATGGATTCGCCGTGACGGCATACGACAAAGCCGATGAGGCTGCAAAATATCAAAAGCAATTTCATCATCCACGTGTTAATTTCATTCAGGCTGATGTCTTTGATGCGGTTGAGTTCGGTCAAACATATGATGCCGTGGTTTCCATCGAAACAATCGAGCATATTGCGGACGCTGTTAATTGGATTAGTAGGCTTTGGCTATCAACGCCGCTTATGGTCGGGACAGTTCCAAACGAATTAATTGTGCCATTTAATCCCAAAAAGCATCCATTCCACCATCGGCACTACACGAGAAGGCAGGTTGAAGAATTATTCCGAGGATGGGAGCTTTCAGATTGGGCAACCCAATTCGGGAAATATCAGGAATATGAAATGCGTCCTGGTGATGATGGGATGACGTTAGGGTTCTTGGCAAAAAGGCTATCTGCATGAGCGGCAATCTTTCAATTCTCAACATCGGCGCAAAGGTTATCAGGCAAGAGGCGAAAGGCCTGCAATGCCTTGCCGCGAAGCTCGATAAGAGATTTGTGGATGCTGTCAATCTTCTTGATTGCGAGGGTAAAATCATTTTAACAGGTGTTGGCAAATCCGGCCATGTCTGTCGTAAATTAGCGGCGACAATGACCAGCCTTGGCCGACCTGCAATCTTTATCCATCCAACCGAGGCCGCCCACGGGGATATGGCGTTGCTCGATGGCGATGATGCATTGCTTGTACTGTCACGGTCTGGGATGGCGGAAGAAATAAGGCCGCTGTTGAAATTTGCGTTAGAAAACGGTATTTTAAGCGTATTGATTTCAGAGAATAGAAAATCCGGCCTGGCGGTTTGTGTGGATGTAGTTGTGAAGTTACCAAAAATTGACGAGGCATGGGGACACGCACCGACGACATCGACAACTATGCAAATGGCCATCGGGGATGCAATAGCAGTATCTTTGGCAAGTCGGCACGGCTGGACGGCGGAAGATTTTGCAAGGCATCATCCCGGCGGAGCATTAGGCAGATAATAGGCAGCGAGAGTATGGCGATCACATTAGTTGTTGAAGACGGCACCGGCCTTACGAATGCCAACACCTACATCTCGTTGGCCGATGCCGATACCTATTTCGAGGCGCATGTTTATTCAAGTGGTTGGGATGCTGCATCGGATGCCAATAAAAACATCGCATTGGCTATGGCAACCAGATTGCTAGATGCCTATTTCGCTTTCGAGGGCAGGAAGATAGGCGACACGCAAGCTTTGGAATTCCCTCGATTTGAGATCAAAGACCGGTCTGGCTTCCTGATTCAATCTACCACCATCCCGCAAGCTCTCAAGAATGTTACGGCGGAATATGCACAGTTCTTGATAGCGTCGGATAGGACTGCGGACGCTACCGGCAAAGGGTTCAAGTTGCTCAAGGCAGGAAGTTTGACGATGCAGCCAGACACTGGTGATAAGCCGCCAGTCTTCCCGGATGTGGTCGTACAACTAATCAATTTCTTGGGCCGTCCGGTCGGGTCGGCATTTTCACCAGTCACGAGGTAACGAATGGAAACACGGCGGTTGACCATTGAGGTCGATGGACAGGGGAATTTAAAGATAACGCATGATGATTTTCAAGGATCGGAATTGGCTGCGTTTGCTCTTATTGTTCAAGATATCGCAATGGAAGTTTTAAGAAATGGGCCTCAACGAGACGTTCAAATTAGCGGCCCGCGACATAGTGACGGCGTTCGGTGACGTTGGCGTATCAACCAACTACGAAGCCGTAACTTCTACTTCCGCGAACACTTACAACACATCTACGGGCGTAGTTGCTGCTATTTATTCGACTGTGGCCGGGGTAACGGTCATCTTCGACGTGTTCACGCTTGCCCAAACAGACGGCACCATCGTCAAATCCGAAGACAAGTTGGCTATGATCCCGGCCAAGTCCATATCAACGGTTACACCTTCCGCCGAAGATCGAATTGTGGTAGGCGGTGTGCCGTGGCGGGTGGTCAACGTCAAGACGGACCCCGCCGAAGCCCTTTGGGAACTGCAAGTGAGAAAAGCGTAATGGGTGACGCTCGACAATTCACATCCGACTTGAGCCGGTTTGCCGATAAAGTTGGATTGGATTTAGGGCAATTGCGGCGGCGAGTCACGCTTGAATTGAAAACAAAAATAGAGTTGCGGACACCCGTGGATACGGGCCGCCTAAGAGGTTCTTGGGCTGTAAGTGATGGCAAGCCATCTAATTTTATCCCAGGCGAAGGAACATCTGGCGTAGGGCCGATAGAAGCAAATTTTTCACAGCCGTTTGATCAATCATTTATAACAAGCAATGTGCCTTATGTTATAGCGATTGAATTTGGCCATTCCCAGCAGGCACCACAAGGGATGGTGAGGGTTTCAATGGCGGAATTGCAGACGGAATTGGAAGGGGCCTTCAGTGAGCTTTGAAGATGAACGTCATGCTATTGAAGCTCGTTTCTCGGCTAATTATAGCTCGACTCAGGTAAAATATGAAAACGTTCCGTTCGCTCAACCGGATGAAACGTCTTGGGTTGCGCTCACGATTCTATCTGGCGGCGGGGAGGTAAATTCGCTTGGCACAGGAATGTCTAGTAGGTTAGAGCGGTTTTCTGGTATTATCCAAATTGACATTTATACTGTCGAGGATGCTGGCACTAAAACGGCGCGGGAATTGGCCGATACGATAGCTGCAATTTTCGACGTGAAAGAATTTAGTTCAGGAAGTTCCGGGACTATTGTTACAAGGGTTCCATCTTATTCAACGCTTGGCGTCCAGAATGGGTGGCATCATTCGGTAGTGTCAGTGGCCTACCAAAGAAGCAAGTTTTCTTAATGGAGGTCACACATGGCATTTTCAGACGCCAATTCAGTCACAATCCGCTATTCATCCGAGAGTTCGTGGGGCGAAACGGTAGACGACCCGGCGACGACACAGCTACGGGTGTTAAACGAAAGCTTTTCACACGCGAAAGAAACTCTTGTATCCAATGAAATTGACTCGGGCCGGCAAAGAACTGCGCTACTTGAAGTAGCCGATAGCGCGGCGGGGGGCTTTGGCTTTGAGTTAATTTACGGCGAATATGAGACGTTCTTCGAGCAAGCTCTTCGTGGGACGATTTCCAGCGCCACGGTTTCAATGGCTTCGACAGTTACTGTTGCCGCATCGTCCATCACTGGTCCTGGCGGCACGAATTTCGTTGCGAGTTTCGCGGTTGGCCAATGGGTGAAGCTCGAAACAACTGACGATATCGTTAAGATTTCCGCCTTATCCTCTACGGTAATGACTATCGTTGGAACGACTTTAACAGCTTCAACGTATTCTAGTGCGGCGATTACAGGTCGGACGCTTACCAATTCGACCACGAAAACAAGTTTCTTCATCGAAACTGATTTCGGGTCGATTGCTGCCGTCAAATATCAGAGCGGTATGCGGTGCAATACTGCCAATCTTACCGTGGCGGCGCAGCAGATCATCACCGGGACGTTTGAATTCGTCGGGAAACAGGGGTTCACGGCATCCACGACGGTTGCTAGCTCGGTTGTCACGTCCGCCGGCACCAATACTCCGATGACCAGCGCCGCGAATGTAACACGCATTTTGCATAACGACTCCGTGCTTTTGTCTTCGATCAATTCGTTCAGCATCGACATCAACAACAACATGTCGCCGCGCCCAACTGTGGGGTCGAAGTTCTCGTCTGAACCCGTGGATGGCGGATTGGACGTAACGGGGAACATAAATCTATTCTTCGATAGGATTGATTTCTATGACGATCTTATAAACCACACCTCATTCTCATTGGATTATGTTTTCTTCGATGCTGACGGCAATGCGATTGTAGTGAGTCTGCCGGAGATTAAGGCTACAACTGGCGACCCGAGTGCTAGCGGTAAAGATGAGGATGTTTTCTTATCGTTAGATTATCAGGCCATCAAAGACCCGACATTGGCATACACGATTCGTTTAGATTTCTTGCCTACATAATTGACATTGAAAGGGACAGGGGATGGATATTGATAATGCTTTCGCAAATCCTACGGCGGAAAACGAAGGCGTTTGGATTGATTACCGAGATGGAAGCAAAGTCAAAATTGCACGGATCGGAAGTCTCGCGTTCACCAAGGCTTATGATGCCGCTCTCAAGCCTCACAGGCGCAGGCAGAGGGCGGGGACAATGGATACGGTCACTGAGACGCGGATTCTTTGCGAAGTCGTTTCCAGGACGATCCTCTTGGGTTGGGAAGGCTTTACCCAATTGGGCAAGGAATGGAAGTATTCCCAAAAGCGGGCCTTCGATCTGCTCTGGGGCAGCCTCGATTTCAGGAACGAAGTTGTTGAATTGGCGACAGCCGAGGAAACCTTCCACCAGGATGTTCAAGAGGATTCGGAAAAAAACTCATAGGCGTTTTGTCATTCCATCTAAAATATACACAATCGCAAATCGCATGGATGGAAGAGCAAGACGAAGCGCCGAGGCCGTTAGCAGAAAAACCAGAGCTTTACGGCGATCTAGCTCCTGTATGGGATTGCTTTTGGTTCCTGCATCCAAGCCGCCAAGTTGGGATGGATGTAGGTGCGATCCTGTTATCCGAAATAGTCATATATTGGAAAGTAGTCGGGTTCGTAACCGACGCGGACGACTTGGCCGAGAAGGTTCGGCTTGTGCGAGCGATGGATGCAGAATTTCTAAACCATCATCGGAGAAAAGCTGATGGCATTCGAAACTAGCCTTGTCATTAAGATCGATTCCAAACAAGCCGTGGCTGGTGCTCGGGTTGCGAAGGGTTCGCTTCGTCAATTAAGCACGGCAGCGAAGAAGACAGAGGGATCGTTTGATCGAGTACGCAAGAGCACTCGGAGCATGGGCCTTACAATGGCTAAAGTTGCCGGATCTGCTGCTTTAGTTACAATGTTTACGCAGGCATCAAAGGCAGCTTTAGATTTTAGCACGGCGATGGCAGAGGTTTCTACATTACTTCCCAAAGGGACAGATCAGATGGCTGCGCTAAATGAGCAGGCATTAGCAATGGCGGTAACTTTTGGATCAAGTCCGACAGAACAAGCTAAAGCACTTTACCAAGTTATCTCTGCCGGAGCGACAACGGCGGCGAAACAAACTGAAATATTGACAGCAGCCAACAAGCTGGCAGTGGGCGGTGTCACAGATATCGAAACTGCCGCTGATGGATTAACTAATATCCTGAATGCCTACGGGGATGGTGTAAAAAATGCAACAGATGTGACCGATACCATGTTTGTCGCCATGCGGGAAGGCAAAACAACTATTGGTGAAATGTCCAGTTCTTTGGGTCTTGTTGCGCCATTGGCCAAAGAAGCTGGGGCCAAATTCACAGAGGTTGCAGCAACCCTAGCAACTTTGACCAAGGGTGGGATAAATACGCGGATTGCCGTTACGGGATTGCGCGCCATCTTGGCGGCTGTTGCCAAGCCCTCAAAAGAGGCGGCGGATGAAGCCAAGAAGATAGGATTAAATTTTAGTGTTGCTGCGATTAAAGCTGCTGGATTCGCCAAATTCTTGGATGAAGTCAAACGAACAACTAAAGGATCAACAGATTCATTGGCGCAGCTTTTTGGTGGTGTCGAATCACTGATTCCGATTCTACGATTGGCAGGTAGCGGGTCGGCGGACTTTGCCGATATCATGGAAAAGTTAAAAGATAGATTCGGAGAAACAGACGAAGCAGCTTTGAAGGTTATGAATTCCATCCCACAACGATTAAAAGTACTAAAATCCGAATTCTTGGTTTTCAGTACACAAGTCGGGGAAAGTTTCAACAATTTCTTAGTCCCGGCCCTGGAGTTGGTTAAGGCAAATCTTGGTTTTGTAAAGAATGCATTAGTCGGGTTAACGGCAGCTTTCGCTTTTCGAACAGTCATAGGCATGGCAATAGCTTTTGTGAAGTTCGCAAGAGCGTTGACTCTAGCAAAAGCGGCATCAATAGCGTTAACTGTTGCACAGAATGCGGGCAAGGCGGCGTTCGTAGTGATTGCAATTATTATTGCACAAATAACCGGAGGATTCGATAGGCTGAAAGATGTTCTAAAAAACGCAACAGATGCGGCTAAAGAATTCGTCGGGCCAGAGGCAATAGCAAAAATTAAAGAAGTTTTAAAAGCTGCTGGATTAGAGGTGGAATTGTTTGATAAGACAATTGATGACCTTAATCAAACCATGGAACAGAAAGAATTCGGCGGCGGCGGCGCAGGTGACGGCGCAGGTGGCGGCGCAGATGGCAGCGCCATTCCTGCTTCCGTGACGCAAGACATAGAAACAGCCAAAGAGGCGATACAATCGTTAAACAACTCAATGGCTAGCGGGATTTCCGGCGCGATCAAGGGCGTCTTGCTATATGGCAAAACATGGAAAGACGTTACCAAAGACATCGCCATGCAGATAGCTTCTGGAATTATTGACTCTATAGTCTCCGTCGGCGTCCAAATGGCTACAAACTTTATTATTTCTCAGGCGTTTGCGAAAAAATCTGCAATAGTGGCAGCATCAGAGGGCGCTGCGACTGCGGCAGCGTGGGCTCCGGCTGCCGCGCTTTCGACATTGGCTACGTCAGGCGGGAATGCGTTACCTGCCATCGCAGCGATTGCGGCAGTTGGTGCCATTGTTGCCGGATTAGCTCTCTCCGCGAGAGCAACTGGCGGGCCGGTTCAGGCAGGTAAGGGTTTCCTGGTAGGTGAACGAGGCCCGGAAGCATTCTTTCCGTCCAATTCCGGCACAATCGTTCCTAACAGTGGAGGTGTGGGCGGGACGATCATCAATATCGATGCTCGCGGATCGAATGGAGATAAGGCGGTTGAAGAGGCGGTTGAGCGTGGCATCCGAAGGGCTTCGCCTCAGTTAATCAGTGCTTCCGTGAACAAAGTCCAGCGTTCCCGCCAGCGTGATCCTAATTTCTTAAAATGATCGGGTGGTTCATGGCGATAACATATCCCCGCTCTATCCCATCAGCGATGAAGTTTCAAACGGCGACTTTGAAAGTAAATTCCGCCGTTGCTACTGCGAAGTCCATTTTTACTGGCCAAGAGCAAGTCATCGCTCATCAAGGCCAGTGGTGGTCGGCTGATCTTTCTGTAGCGCCATTGGAGCGGGCAGACGCCGGAGCGATCACGGCTTGGTTCGCGTCTATGAACGGGCGCGAAAAAACACTTTTATTTGGTGATCCAATCGCTTCAGCGCCTCAAGGTAGCGCATCCTCGGCACCAGGGACGCCTTTAGTTGACGGAGCCAGTCAAACCGGCGCATCGCTCAATTGTAAGGGCGCTCCCAATGCCGCCACAGATTATCTTAAAGAGGGTGATTACGTCCAACTTGGTTCCGGCTCAACGGCACGGCTGCATATGGTGCTGGAAGATGTCACTTCAGATGGAGGCGGTGACTTCACGCTTAATATCTTCCCGGCGCTTAGAAGCTCACCGAGTGATGGTGCGACTTTGGTGGTAAGTAGCGCGGTTGGACGGTTCCGATTGGTTAGCAATACGCAAGAATGGGATTTGCAAACGATCATCTATGGATTCTCATTTGAGATTATTGAGGCGTTCTGATGGCCAGGACTCTCGCATCAACGATTGTCGCTGAAGCTACATCGTCTTCATTAAGACCCGTTACGTTTGTCGATCTGGAGTTCGATGGTGGGGCCATTTGGCTTTGGAATGGTATCGGGAGCATTACTGTTGCCTCAACGACATATTCGGGTGTCGGCAGCTTTCTTAGTGTGAGTTCGATAACGGAAATAGAGGCAGTGAAATCCACAGGGGTTAATATCAGCTTGAATGGAATTCAATCGAATATCTTAGCGAATGCATTTAACGAAGATTACCAAGATCGGCCAGTCACAATATATCTTGGGTTTATGGATTCGGACAATGCTTTTATTGATCGTGTTCAATTATTCAAGGGCCGCCTCGATGTAATGACAATTCATGAATCCGGTGGGGTTGCGTCGATAACAGTTTCTGCCGAAAACATTCTAGTAGGATTGGAACGTGTGCGGCATCGAAGGTTCACTCATGAAGATCAACAAAAACAGTTTCCCAACGATTTCGGCTTTCAATACGTTGTATCGCTTCAACAAAAAGAATTGACGTGGGGCCAATCATGAAAAGAGTCGAGGATTGGGTTCAACGATTGGAGCAGGTTCTGAAAGAAACAAGAGACAAGCCATTTAATTGGGGAACATTTAATTGTTGTATTTTCACAGCGAATTGTGTGGAAGCACAAACTGGTGTGGATTTTATGAAAGATATCAGGACGCAAATCAAAGATAAAAAAACAGTTACAACATACCTAAAAAAACATGCAGGCGGTTCTCTTATCCGATTTGTAGAGCACATTATAACGACGTTAGATTTAAAAGAAATCAATAGCGCATATGTCCAACGTGGTGACGTTGTTATAACAAAAAACATTTCAGGATGCCGAGCAATGGCTGTTGTTGATCTGTCTGGTCGGTCTATTGTTCTAATACATCCGGGCATGGGTTGTTTCAATGCTCCGTTAGACAGAATCGAACGAGCCTGGAGGATCAGTTAGTGGGCTTCATTGTCGATGTATTTGATGCGGTCAGAGACTTTGTTGCCGATGCTGCTGGCTGGGTTGTAGATAATTTTGTTGACACATTCAATGCTATAGTCGAATTCTTTGCTCCAGAACCACAAGAACCCAATCTTTCAAGTTTCACTGCTGAATCTCAAGGTCGTATTACTCAGTTTAAACAACCCATCACTGCCCATAGATTTATTTATGGAGAGTTTCGGGTTTCTGGGCCGATGACCTTTATAGATGTATCTTCGAATAACAGTTTGATTCATATTATTATTACGCTTGCTGCTCATCCTGTTCAAGCAATCGAGGATATATATTTTGGCGATGAAGTTATCCCGTCAGACGCAATTGATGGGAGCACGGGGATAGTCTCTACAGGCCGATACGCTGGCAAGGCAAGGATTTTCAAATCACTTGGAGATGAAGGATCGGCACAGCCATTCCCGGCCTTAGCGAGCGCCACAACAGCATGGACGTATAGGCACTTACAGCGAAGCCGCGCCAAGATTTATGTCAGGTTGACATTCGATAAGGATATTTATCCGCGAGGCGTCCCACCAATTTCGGCGTGGGTAAAGGGGAAAAAAGTAGTCGATCCGCGCAATTCCTCCACGGAAACTTGGACGGTAAATCCTGCTTTAATCATTCGAGATTATATGACGACTTCAACTATCGACGGCGGTGGCGGCGCGACTACGTTGGAATTTGATGATACTTTTACCAATTCAGCCGCCAACACTTCTGAAGAAATTGTTAGCACCAAACGGATAGATACCGTCATCACGGCAGTTAATACAGCAACCGATATCGCTACGTTGGTTGGATCAACCATCCAAATATTCACTGGTGACAGAGTCCAGGTATCAGCAGCCGACCCGATAACTGCCTCTACAACATCGACAATAGGTGGACTAACATCAGGGGTTGATTACTATGTTATCACGACTCAACGATTAGACACGCCACGAATCCAGTTCGCATCAACTTATGCCTTGGCGCTTGCCGGAACCGCCAAATCATTGACGAGTTCTGGTGCAGGTCAACAAACGGTTATTAAAACAGGGGAACCTCGTTACACCATGAACGGTCTTTTGCAGGTTGACCGTACACCTGCCGCCATGATCGGTGATTCACTCACATCAATGGCAGGGCAGTTGATTTATGCAAGTGGGACGTGGCGGATGAAAGCGGGGGTTTATACCGCTCCGACAATAACGCTTGATGAGAACGATTTCCTTTCTGGCATTACTATCCAGACAAGCATCGGGCGAAGATCAAGATTTAATGCGGTAAAGGGCATTTACGTTACCAGTCTTAATCTGGATCAGCCTGCGGATTACCCGTCAGTCACGAATGCAACTTACGAAGCGGAAGATAATAACGAAAGAATTTTCCGGGAACTTGATTTAAAAAACACCAACAGGCCTCAAACTGCCTCACGTCTAGCGAAGATTAGTCTGGAACGTCACAGGCAAATGATTTCGTTTAAGGCAACGACGACGCTCAAGGGATTACAGTTGCAAGCTGGTGATACAGTTTCAGTTGATAATGAAAGACTGGGGTGGTCTGCGAAAGTATTTGAAATTGGGGAATGGCGGTTAACGCATGTTGCGGATGAAGAAAATCCGACGCTTGGCTGTGAAATGTCTTTTCGTGAGACAGCCGCAACTGTTTTTGATTGGAATAGCGGGGAAGAAACTACTGTCGATCCAGCACCTGATTCCAATTTGCCAGATGTTTTCACTGTTCTTCCGCCAGAGGCATTAACTGTTATTGAAGAACTTTACGACACCCGTGGCAGTGCCGGGGTTAAGGCGCGAGCCATAATTTCATGGACGGCTCCAGACGATTCAAGCATTGCCGAATATGAGGTCCAAAAGCAACAAACCCAAGACAGCGATGGGAATAGCGTATCAGAAAATTTTTCAGTTATTGCTCGGACGATTGAAGTCTTTTTAAACATTGATGATATAGAGCCTGGAATTTATAATTTCCGTGTTAGTTCTCTAAGCTTGTTAGGCGTTTCCTCTACGGCCACAGTTAAATTAAACCAAGAAATCTTCGGGCTTTTGGATCCACCTACGGAGCCACAGAATCTTACGGTTAGTGCGGTTGGCGGGGCGGCTATTCTTCGATGGGATGCCACGCCGGATTTAGATGTTAAAGTTGGAGGAACATATATATTCAGGCACGATAACGCTCTTATAGGCGCATCCTGGGCCACATCGGTGGGCATCGGGGCGGCGATTGCAGGATCAGAAACAACGGTCACATTGCCGCTGAAATCTGGGACGTATCTTGCCAAGGCTAAGGACAGTTCTGGTATTGAGAGCACAACTCACGCAGCCGTGTCGACTAAACAAGCGACTTCGGTTGGTTATACTCTCACATCCACGATTACCGAAAGCACGGTCTTTCCTGGATCTACCACAAATGTGGTGGCGGGTGATAGGGTCATAAAATTAACTGCTTCAGGATTGGTTGATAGCATCCCGGACGTTTCGGCGGTTGCCGATTGGGACGCGCAAGGCGGATTGGTGTCATCAGGAACCTATTTTTTCGGAACAGCTTTTGATTGGACTGAGGTATTAGCAAAACGATATACGACAACGATTGTTGCAACGATTATCAATGCAAATGATTTGATAGATCTTCGAGAAACCAACATTGATACATGGACGACGGTTGATGGCGCAACCAGTGGCGCGGATGCCAGAGTCTACTCACGGGAAACTGATGATGATCCAGCTGGTTCACCAACTTGGGCAGATTGGCAATTATTGGAAAGCGCCGATCTCACCGCAAGGGCCGTTCAATTCAAGGTCGAACTTACATCAGATGACAACGCATTCAATATTGAAGTCTCTGAATTGAGCGTAGCGGCGGACACGGCTGGTTAATTGACACAAGATGTTGTAAAAGGAATGGACGATGGCACAACATGATTATAATTTAGCGAATGCAAGCGGTGCGTCCTTCCGGTCGGACCTTAATAACGCTCTGGCGGCGATCTTGTCCAACAATTCTTCGACAGTCGCGCCGGGTACAACTGCTCAAACTATGTTGTGGGCAGACCTCTCTACATCGGTGATGAACCTCCGCAATGCTGGGGATGCCGCCTGGATAAAAATTTTCAAGTTTACAGCATCGACAGTCATTCCTTATTTCCAATCATCGGCTGGCGTCTCGGTGCTTGGTTCAGCAATTGTCCAGCGAACTGAAAACAATCTTTTTTCTAAATCCCAACGAGGCGCTATTGCGTCAGTATCATACGCTTCAGCTATCGTGTTGTCGTTTAATGATGCAAACAATTTCAAAATTAACACCCTTACAGGCAATCTGACGATCTCAAATCCATCTTCTGTTGCTTCCGCACCGGGACAAGGTGGGTCGATTTGGACCACACAAGACGGAACCGGAAGTCGGACGGTTTCCTTTGGGTCTATGTTTAAATTCCCGGCAGGAACAGCGCCGACGGCAAGTACGGCAAGTGGGTCTGTAGATAGGACGGATTATAAGGTCCGGGATGCTTCAACAATAGATTCTATGATGACTTTAGACGTGAGTTAATTATGTGGGTTCCTAATAAAAAATTAATTTTTCCTCAACGTCGGTTTGCTCATCCGAGCATGTCCCTCCTGGGGGAAGATTCAATGATGATGGCGGCGTCGGCAGGCGGTGCCTTCACCCCCGATGCCGCTGTTTCCGACGGCACCAACAATTACATGCACAGGGGCGGAGACTTAACGGGTAATGCGAACGGCTCGAACGGTCTACTCAGTTGCTGGGTACGGTTTAATGGCGATGATGGCGTGCTGCAGTATTTTCTGCAAAATACGGGTGGGTATTTCAGCTTTGCCAAGACTGCATACAACAAGATTGAACTCAAGGGCTGGGCCGGAGCAACCAATGTCATCGGACTTGTGGGTGACACTTCCATAGTTGCTGACAGTACTTGGCGTCACATTGCTGCTTCTTGGAATGGCACATCTTCTCATTTGTATCTTGACGGCGTTGCGGAGGGAGGCTTCAATAGTCCTAATAGCGGGTCTATCGACTACACAAGGGCGAATTGGTATATTTGCAGTAATTCTGATGGCGGACAGACCCTGCACGCCGATATATCAGAGCTTTATTTTGCACTCGAATATCTCGATATCTCTGACGCATCGGAGTTAGAAAAGTTCCGCTCGTCGGGAGGGGAAGCGGTGGACTTAGGTTCCGACGGGTCCACCCCGACAGGGAATCAACCTATAATCTATTGCCATCTTCCCGATGGGGGGACGGCGGATACTGAATTTAATAACCAAAACGGATCGGGCGGAACATTTACCGTCTCTGGATCGTTCGGGGAAACCGATGGGCCGAATGGATAAGTAATGACGATAACAGATACACTTACATCGACATCTGCTGTCTGAGGCCGTGGTTTTGCTCGACAAAGGTCGGGGTTAGCAGTTGATAGAGAGAAAATAAGGATAAATTTTATGAATGCGGAATTAACAAGGCTTGCAAACGGTAAATACGGTATGCCGATTGCTCGTGAACTTGGGCATCTTCCGGTCACGGATCAACATGGGAACCAACATCCGCGAAATATTTGGGATATATGGACCGATAAACAATTAGTCGAGATTGGCCATGCGCGGATCATTGAGAGCACCATCCCTGCAGGGAAAAGATCAACCGGATTCGCCGATACATTTACAGCAAATAAGATTAACCGAGCACATACTTTAGAGGATATCCCGCCGCCCCCGCCGCCAACAATTATTTCGTTAGAAGATTTTGAGGAACGGTTTACGACGGCGGAATGGTGTGCCGCCACAGACTTTATCTATGAGATGGATATTGCTACAGGCAAGCCGAAAAATCGTGCTTTATTACAAGAATTATCCCGATCTTACGCTCGAAATAATGTTAATCTGCTAGACTCAAAGACTGATGCATTCATGACTAAACTGGTCACGGGTGGTATCGTCACCACGCAACGCAAGACAGAGATATTGACGCCATGACGGAAACGCAACAACAAATGGCAAAAGCAGCAGGCGATGTCAGTTCCATCTCGATTCTTGTCGGCACTTTGGCTGATTGGTTGCCAGCGGTGGCGGCGCTATTCACTATCATTTGGACCGGGCTCCGTATTTCTGAAACGGACACTTGTAGAAAATGGATACGCAAAAAGCGCAAAGGAAAGTGAAGCCATAAAATATTCGAAACCCGTCTCCGCCGAACGAGTGCGGGAATTGTTGCAATATAATCCTGAGAGCGGGGATTTCACTTGGCGGGAATCCAGGGGGTGCGGAAAAGCCGGCCAGAGCGCGGGCATCGTAAAACGGAAGGATTGATCGTGAGTTGGTACGATTGGCTGCTAATTTTATTAATCATTCTCGCTTTTTTTGTGAGCTTGTTCGCTAGAGAACTGTGGATATGGTTTCAACGTAATCTGGAAAAGAAAGCCGTAAACTTCTTGGGTTCGGAGGCGAGAAATGACCATAGCTTTTGAAGAGGCCATCGATACTGTATTGCTGCATGAGGGTTTCGATAAATTTACCGATGATAAAGCCGACCCTGGCGGTCCTACAAAATGGGGTATTTCGTTGCGGTTCTTGCAGAAGCTCGGTGATGAGGACGGCGACGGCTGGCTCGACGGTGACTTGGACCACGACGGCGATGTTGATGCAGAAGACATCCGCTCGATGACGCGCCTTTACGCCGAGGACCTTTACCGCCGCCAATTCTGGGATCGATACCGATACGGTCAGTTGCCCCAGAGCCGGGTCCGCATCAAGATTTTCGACCTCGCCGTTAACATGGGGCCTAGCAACGCGCACAAGGTTTTGCAGCGAGGCGTCAGGGCTTGTGGACATGACATTGCCGACGACGGCATTCTCGGTCCTATTACCCGGAATTTGGCCTTCGCTTGCTTGCAAGAGACTCTATTGGCCGCCTGCCGGTCAGAAGCCGCCGGCCATTACCGCAGCCTCGTTCTGCGCCGTCCGGCATTCGGCAAATATATCGCGGGCTGGCTCAATCGGGCGTATAGTTAATTAGAAATTTGGTTATGGATAAACCGACGACTTTTGCTGAAACCATTAAATCTTTCGACGCCGCGAAAGAAGCCGCGACACAGGCGGAGGAAGTCTTCAAGGTATCGAAGGCAGAATGGGAGATACTTCTGGCTAAGCGTGCTGCGCTCGGCAATAGCGATGGAAGCACCATGTCTCGCATTTCTGGGTTAATTCGTCGCTACGGGCCAAAGGCGGCAACGTATTATGGCCTTCCGGGTCTTTCATCGTTGAGCACAGCAGCGTTTATGGCACCCGAAGGAACCTTCATCGGGGACAGCGGCGTTCTCAGTATAATTGCCCAAGCTTTTGGGTGGTGAGATGGCTAAGTTTCTCAACACACTTGAAGTCCGCTGCCTTGCCGATGGGCGTCAATGGACGCTACTGAAAGAATTGCAATTTGCCACCGACGACGGTCGAGTGATTTATGTGCCGGCGGGGTTCATCACCGATTTCGCGTCCGTGCCTAAGTTCTTCAGAAGGCTGTTTCAGCCGGCGACGGGAAAATACCGGCGCTCTGCGGTCCCTCATGATTGGATATATCGAACGCCTGACGTTGCGATCTCAAAAGAAGACGCCGATATCTTTTTTTTACAGGGGATGATCATTGATGACACACCTAAATGGAAACGGACACTCCTTTATGCCGCAGTTCGTGCTTTTGGAGATTCGTCTTATGTGCCGCGAACGCCAGAGGCCAAGTTTGCCATCAACCTCGCCGCTGCGAATGTTCGGAGATAAGCCATGTTTCACGACGAGATCAATGACGATCCGCAGCATCTTTCAGTAGCTGAAAACGAGCGGCGAGAAAAAGGACGAGAAAAGGTGTCGTTGTTTATGATGCTCGCCGGCGCTGCGATCCTTGTGGCTGTGACCGTGTTCTACATCAGCGCGATGGTGGTTGTATCATGGTAACGGAAATGGACACTGGGATATTATGGAACTGGGTTCTCATACTTATCCTGGCGGTATTCGTCTTCGATGTTTGGTTGCGGCGGGGTTGGAAAGATCGTAATGATGAAGATTAATGGTTCATTGTTTCACGGGACACAAAAGGCGCGTCAGCGAACACGCCAAAGACTATACCAATAAGCCAAGCGAAAATAATAAACAAAGTAGCTGCTAGTACTCGACCTTCATTATTATTATCCATCTCTTATCTTTCATAATTTGGCGAGGGCGGCGGGGCTCGAACCCGCACTCCCGAAGGAACCAGATTTTAAATCTGGCGCGTCTACCTGTTCCACCACACCCTCATAAAAATCCTTTGCTTATCCCACTTAATTCGGTGCCGGCAACAATGCACGCGGCAGATCAGCCATGCTTTGTTCCGGTCGGATAAAGTTCGCGGTTTGTTGATCTGATGGCTCGTGCGAACGCTTTTAATGCGTCTGGCCCGCTGGTGTTTGGATCAAGTTCTTTTGAGAAATCATCCGCCATCTTAGCGAAAAATATAGCAGCATTCTCCATAGCCATTTGGGCCATGTGGCGCATGATTTCGTCTGGGGGCAATTCCATTATTATCTTCCTCCATCAAACTGGCGAGGGTGGGCCGGACGCCACTTAATGGGGATGGGCTTGGCCCGTGCTATTTTGTTCCTCGCGTTCCGCGAGATCGCCCGCTTGGATCATCCGGCAGCACATGGCAACCGCCGGGGCGATGGTTTGCCTGCCTTTCTCAAGGTGACAAATAGACGACCTATCCCGGAACCCGAGCAATTTTGCCGCCTGATCTTGGGTTAAATCCATATCCCGCCGCCATTGGATAAATTCTACGGTGGTCATTTTATGAATTTGTTTCACGCTTCACCCTCACAAATTTGATTGCGGTCGAACAATTGCTGTAGTGTGATAATTTCACCAGTCTCGATGTTCTCAATTGTGGCTATTGCGCCACATGGCGAGCAAAACCTGATAAACTGCCAGCCTATTGGCGGGCCTATGAAAAGCTTTTCCGTCCCGCCGGCTGGATTTACTTCGTAGCAAATATCACAGGTGTCAGGCATTTTTATTTTTCGCCTGTTGCCGCGCAGCATCGGCGATGTCATCTACAAGTGAAATATATATATTGGTTTTGTCTTGCCAGAAAAATAAACCAGCGGGGTTAAGTTTCGCATACATTTCGTCAGCATCATCAACAAGCCAGCAAGCTATGATTCGGACATCACCAGGCTCTGTAGGTCCATCGACATCAAGAGATTCCCCGTGGATTTTAACTGGCGAATCAGATTCAACATCGGCTTCAATTGTGAGACAGTTATCTCTGAATTGATAATCGAAATCCACGCGGGTCTTTTCAGCCATAATCACGCTCAGTTGGTTTATATTCGGTTGACCAGCATAAACAAGCAGCCAGAGAAAATCAAGGTGTTTCTGTTTTATTATAAGCAGGGAAACATGCGGCTGTTTCATCATCTATTGTGCCGCCAGCGGCCCTATGTAATCTTATTGAAGTTCTTAAAGCCTCCCAGCATTGCCGGTCCGTCGTCAAGCTTTCGATTCGCTTATCATGGGGTTCCACAGACGTATAAACAGCGCAATCACGGCTTTCTTTGAGGACGGCGGGGACACATAAAATAAATGCATAAAACCATGTCATGGCCATTTCCTATCTTATTTCATTTTCAGTATGGCAGGCGTAACTTCTGTTTTCGTCATTCCGCCATTCATCGCCATCTTTGCAATAGCGACAGATAAATTCATTTTTATGAGAAGTTTCAAAACGTGTTCGACATTTCAAGCAATTACGATATTTGCCGGTTTGCGTTTTCACGGGATGGATTATAACACCTCTTCGCATAAATGATCGGAGGGGAAGATTCCGCCATTTTGCCCATCGCCAGATTACATGTTTTGACACTCCCATAATTGCGCCAATTTCTATTGCGGATAAACCGGATGCCCAAAGCTCACGAAGCTGGATTTCTTCTTTTGCTGAAGGGACTAATAGGCTTGGCATATTAAACTTTCGTTTTCCACTTAATCGCCCACGGCATCATTGCTCTCTATGTCCAGAAACCATGCGTCATACTCGCCCTTGAGCCTGTTAAACGCCGTTACAGCTTCCTGGATGTTCCGCATATCTGCCCTCGACTTGACGCCTAGCAAGGCTCTGAGCGCCCTGGCGATGCTGTCATGATTGTTAGGGTCCACATCCATCTCACGATAGTCCCGTAGCCACCCGCCGAAGATTTCTGATTTACAAAGTATTCCCGCCGATTTGATCGCCTTAGCTGCCTCAAATTCCTCTTCTCGGGTGATCCTCTGGCCAGTCATTGCGCGGCGGTCTAATTCCGCGATGGCAACCCAAACTTCCTCGGAAGGATTAGGGACGCCAAACATTCCAACGAAGCTATTGCCTTGTTCAATTGGAATTTCAATGACAACCTGGATGACCTTGCGCGACTTGATAACTTTAAAATCGCTATAGGTGCCTTGCATTATTTTATTAGTGTGGTGTGTCATGACTTTTTAATTTCCAACAATTCATGCCATTATTGCAACCATTAAAATTACATCGTTTGCCATGAAAACCGTGGCGGACAGCGGCGGGGCATTCCCATCCACTTCCCCAGGATTCCAGTCTTTGCTTCCGCGCTTTATAGATTTCCATTTGATCTCGATGTGCGTCTTTAATCACTTGCCGACACCAAATGAGAATCATGATACAAACGGCACCGAAGCCCGCAAGGATATAGATGATGATGTCAAACATTCTCCGCCTTATAATGAGGGCTAGTTAGCCAGAGGAATTGTGCAGAATACCGGCCCCATCCATCATTTTTGGCTGTCTCAAGAAAGAAGGCATCTTCATCGCCACGGTCATGCAATGCCCGGTGATGGATAGCGCACATTGGCACAAGGTTCCTGTCGTTCGATTTACGGCTTGCCCCACGTTTGCCATGCCACGGCCTCATGAGGTGATGGCCTTGTGTCGGGGAGCCATTGCAAGGTGAAAAACGAGCGAGAATACATGGCTGCTCATGTATCCATCCGTTATGTTTAGGATTTTTGTAGCGGTTGCTCATGAAATGTTGTCTCAGTTAATAAGATTATTTGTATCAATTAAGTTGCCAGGCGGCGCGGGAGCTGCCTGGGTAACGCGGGTCAGAAGGCACCGCCTGGCAAAATGTGACGGGGCACGTTCATCGTGGGTAATGCTTCGATGATAGCCCCGCCTTGGCAAGCATTCGTCTGGTGGGTATCAACGTCCAAGTGGCTTGCCATGTTAAACTCATTCAGATTTATTGTGAGATTGCGGCGGAGCAACCCACAATGCGGGCATCATCGGATCCTTGGCCCCGCCATGCCCGCCACAAATCTCGAAGCAGGCGTTTTTCCATATACCTCTTGGCCCTTGCGTGGGCCGCAGCCTTATACTCAGTTTTCGGCGTCTCGTATGCTTTACGGTCAAGATACAATTGGCCATATTCGGATAAAGCTTCCCGCCTATCAGGGTCATCTTCGTCTTTAGGATTTCTTATGCACGTTTTTATCATGCTATCTCCCAGGTTCCACATAATAGCGCGGCGGCGTGGTGAATATCCATGCGCCTTCGCCTTGATGGCGTCCTTGCATTTGCGCTGCCGCTCGCCGTCGACCAGGCCAAGGCCAAATCGTTTCCAGAGCTTCGCTGGGTTGTCGTATTGAGCCAAATCGCCAGCCTCACCAACAATGCCAGCGAATGATATTTCCGCGAAGCCACGGACCCCGCTCACCCATTCCCAAGCGGGCAATTGTTTGACCAGAACTTTAAGGTGTTTTTCGACAACGCCACGGTGGAATTCTAGGGTGGCGCGGGCGTCCAAGAGCGGGAAAGTGCAAGCTAAAGCTTGTCGAGCGGTGGTCGATAGGGCGTCACTTGCCGAGTGGCTCAACATTTCTTTGTATAACTTATCAGCTTCAGTTTTGCTGCCGTCGACGAAGCGGCGGCACATAGCCTTGGTTTGCAGTGTGAGGGATTTTTCGGCACGGTGCCAGTTCTGCCGCCGCCGCCATTGCTCGATAATTTCTTGGATAATGGGGGTGCATTCCGAAAGGGGATCGCCCGTAACATGGCCTCCGTCATCATGGGCGGCAACCAATTCTTTGGCTGCATCATCAAGGATTCCGGCAGTAGCTTTCTGGGTGTCAATCTGGGAATGGCCGGATGGTTTTTTGCGGGGAGACGTTCTCGCACTGGGTTTCGTGGTGTGTCTGGTCGCCCCGTCGTCGGAATCTTTCTCCAAAACTTTTAGCATGGCTATTCCTTCCGTTGTATATGGGTTTCATTTAATGTTGAGCAACGCCTCATGGGCATCAGTCCACTCTGTAGCTGGGATGGTGGGATAAATTGGGGAGCACTGCCAGGATGGTTAGCACCGAACAAATGGCCCCCCCCCTGGCCTTGGCAGCTGATAAATGGGTGGCACCCAACCGTGGGCCAAGGCGAAAAAATTGATAAAACGGAGGGCAGTACCCCGCCGCTGTCCTGGCGTTGCAGAAATGGTTAGCATTACAGCGATGGCCAGGATGAAATAACGGAAGGGCGCTCGGCAATCGGTAAACAATTGTAGCGTGGCCCTCCCACGCATCGACACGTCTCGGCAGGATATCAGTAACGAAGTGGTCGATGCGAATAAGTTGGGGCCGCACGGGCGCATTGGATGCCGCCGTGGTACAATAGTCAAAGCGAAAAAATGAGGGACACATCCTGGAAATGGGCGTCGTTTGCCGGATGGCATCCCATGCTTTGGCATCTTCTCAATGGTTGTCGCGCTTGTCATGGCCAAAGCGAATGAATGCGGCGGGG